GTAGTTATTATGGGAAAGCTTATTCTATTAACCTAGCATGATGGAGCGTTATAAGCGACATTAAAGCACGGCGAACTAAAGAAATCCTAAATTACAATTATCCTAATATAACAATTAAGGGTAAAGGGGGGAGTAAACGCGATAAAGACAAGAAAAGACGAAAAAGAATCTTTTCAAATGTTTATCGAGAATACAATCACATATAATACTATAAAAGAAAAAGCTTTTATAGACGTATATGCAACTTACATCAAATATATAAATATATAAACAAAGTATTATAGATGTAAAGAAATACTAAATCCTACCTATTTTATGACCTAAAGCTAAGGTTAAGAAGGAGGACTGAAACACGAATCGAGGAAGGACCAACTCCAGGCGACATCGGCGGGATGCAACGGCTAGTACCAACCAAGACGAGCAAGGTGTTTCTAAATGTGTGCAGACATACCAGCGGGGGACAACGCGTTACGGTGACCGGATTGCGGCACGAAGCACTTACACACGCTGTACGAACCGATATGACTCAGGAACACACAAGGTGAGGAAGACCAACAAAGAGAATGCCTTAGCGATATACAAAGAAAGAACGGTCCATCGAAGAACTCACATTCCGTCAAAGCTTTACACTTCGGGGTCATCTCTAACGAAGGTGTTAAGACACAAGACGACAAGCGGTCCATCGAAGAACTCACACCTGACAATCAAGTGAATATGAAAACGGGATCACAAGACAACAGCACTGAAGCACGAAGTCAAGTTTCCAAACAAGCTAACAATAGTGCCGGCAAAGGTGAACACTACTCACCAACAGCGCAACGAAGTGCTGACCCGATTCTTGAGCTACGTTTTAAAGGTATATGTTATGGACACGTAAGTTAAACAGTTCTAAATAAAAGGATAGAAAGACCTAAATTAAAGATACACGTAAACAAACAATATACATAAAGTCGAACGAACTACAGGGCCAAAAGATCCAGTGGCTCGAAGACCGCTTCATAACGTCTCGATCCCCACGAAGTTCAGAAAGAGGATAGATTTACTGGGCTTTTAACTCCACAGTAGGATTCTAAAAATCCTGAGACTATTAAGATGTACACAAACGACGTCACAA